TTAACGTCTTCCTCAGATACGTGGAAGATCTTTGCGTACTTACGAGCTGTTAGCAATACCTCATCAAGAGTTGCAGTCGCTTCTGGGATGGTTCCACCCTCAGCTACTACCTCTGGAGCATCGGCAACAAAACGTGGTACGGACTTTGTGCGAGAAGCCATAGCTTCACGACGGGCAAAAGATTCTACAGCAGAGTTAGCAAGAAGTGCCTGAATTACAGACGATCCCTGTTCCTCTAGAATGTAGCCGTTTGCCTCTGTTAGGTCAATACGAGCCATTTTTATCTCCTTTAGATAAATAATTTATTTTGTTATTTGTTGAATCGTCTAATTCAAGCAATCCTAAGCAAACGTCCATTTGACAAAAGATTTACCTCAATTATATCATTCATGTTACAGTCTGCCCAGGATTTTCATGGCCTGTAGCTGACTTGCAGAGTAACTTGTGCTTACTGATGCCTGAACTGCTGCATCTGCTTGCCCACCAACCCTTAGCTTTGGATCAAAGATTTCTGGCAAGTCATTCCTGAGCTTTTCCATTTGATCTTCAAATCCAATAACATCTAGGTTCTCATCAAACTGCAAAGAGTTCATGTCCATAAACTTAAGAACTCTGCTGCTGTCCTTGATGCCCTCTTCAGAAAGACGCTGCTTAATCTTTTCACGTAGCAAGTTGCTGCTGTATTGAGAGATTAGCTCTTCCTTATTGTTTAGGTCAGACTCTAGCTTTTCCTTTTCTTCCCTAAAACGCTTTGCGTCATTCTTTGCCCTTTCCAAAGCAGACAATACTGCCTTAGGGTCTTCAATTGTTACTTCTTCGTTTGTATCTTGACTATTCGTTTCCAACGTTGCCTCCTGTGGATTCCATCAATACATTATTAGTATTAGTGTTCTGAGAAATAGTTGCTATTGAGTTTTCAGTTGCTGCAATTTCTCTAGCTAGGTTAATATTATACCCCATCTCAACCAGTACTTGCTCAAGAGATACACCAACAATACGCTTCTTGACTGCAACCTCCCAGGCATCCAGGCTGTCCATAGACTCTACTGCCTTCCAGTCAACCTGAACATCTGGTTCCTGCTCGTTGTCAATCTTAAGAATAAAGCGGAACATGTCTGCCCAAGTTGATCCAAAAGAAATCTGACGGTCTTCTACCTTCTTTAGCAGTGGTGCCTCAGCAGTTCTCAAGCTTTCACCGCTTGGAACACTTCCAGTTCGCTCAAAGTAGTGAAGTGGTGTGTTAGTGATAGATGCCATTGAGCGTACAAAGTCTCGTACTGGCTCTGTGAATACCTTGTGATCAGCAGGAGCAAACTCGCCAACCTTGCTAACACCCTTAAGGTACCATAGCTCACCAGGACCATTCTTTAGCATTCCTAGGTTTTCTGCCTCTGTTCCATCTTCATTGAAGTCTTCAAACTCAGCAGAATTGCCACCGCCAGATAGTGCATAACGCTGTGGAGCACCCTGGTAGTCAACTGTGTTCATGTGGGTGACCACTAGCTTGTTGATAGCATCCTGTGGTCCATAAGCATCAATGTGTTCTGGTCTTCCATATGGCTTTGTAGTCCTAAAGTGGAATACTGGTACTTCGCCCCAAGGATTCTCTACTGTGTCTACCAAGACGAAGCCAGTTACAGAAACAACATTCTCAATCTCACCAGACATCTGATACTTCTCAATTCGGTCTGGGTAATACATGTTAAGACGAGCAATCTTCTTTGTGTAGTCGTTTGGGTCTTCTGTCTGCCATAGCTTTGCAGCAAACTTCTTTAGTCGTGGATTCTCGTCATCATAGATCATTACAGTAGTCAGAGGCGAGTTGTAGTCAACGGTAATCTCTCCATTGATGTCTGTCCAGACGATTGCATATGCAGAACCAAATACCAAGGTTCTACGGTGAATCTCATCAGCATCAATCTGCAGATCGTTCATCTGCCAAATATCGCTAATTTTCTGGCTAGCAGCCTCAGTGTTTGCTGTAATGTTAGCAATCTCTAGTCTGTTTAGGACTGAGTCAACTACCGTCCTAGAAAAGTTAAATCTAAAGTCGTTTCCATTCACAGATAGCAATCTGTACCAGCTTGGGTTAGTAAATACCTCAGTCTGGGTTCCTTCGTAATATGCTTCGGCTGTCAGGTAGAAATTTCTCTTATCCCTGATCATGTCCAGAGCTTTCTTCATGTCATTGTAATTAGGCATTAGCACTCCTTAAATAATTTATTTGCTTCGCTTGAAGCTTTGTTGCCTTGTTGTCTAAGAAGTACAAAATGCCAGATACTGTGGCATCTAGTACGTCTTCGTGGCTAACCTTTGGGAAAGCCCACATCTGTTCTTCCAGAACTGGAAAGTGTGCTGTGTGTCGCACTTTTCCTTGCTGATAAAAGTTTAATGCCTTACCAGCACGTATTTGCTTGGATAGTGTTTGAGACTTAGACCTATACTTAGCAGGCACGTTCTTAAACACATCCTTCCAGAGATCGCCACCCTGGTTAACCTCTACATAAACTACCCCAGCTTCATACTGGTCAACCAAAGCAGCAACCCTGCTTGCTATGTCAGACGGAGACATTTTTACCTGCTCCGCATGTCTAACATAGACACTTGTTTTGCCCATCTCATTTGTTGCCTTAGATAAAACTGAAATACCAGTAAAGTCTGATACCTTGTTCTTAGTTACGGCAGGGTCAATAGAAACTATCGTATTACCGTAATCTTCAAGCTCCTCTATAATTATATCCTCATTAACCCAGAAGGTGCCATCAGTATTTACTGGTCTATTCATGTAGTTTTTGGCGAAATCACGAAGATGACGTTGACTTTGCAGCCACTCTAAAGACCACTTCTCAGGCCACACGCTACGTTCTGAGCCATCATCGTTATGCATAATGGCTGGATAGTAGTGCACATTTACATTCTGGTCTGCAATCCAATTTAGCTCTGGATCTTCGTACCCCTCACCGTATTTACGGAACTGGTCCATCACGGAGTTGGGCATGGTGGTTGTGCCCACAAAGATCATACGAGCGTAGATGTTCATAGGAGCAATGTCATCAAAGACAGTGTTCTTCTGCTGTCCAGCCTGATATTCAGAGTAGTTCTTCTCACCCTTCTCAATATCATCAAGAATAATTAGGTCTGGTCGCTGTCCAAAGACCTTTTTTCCCAGGGCATTAGTATCAATACCATTAGCATCAAAGATAAAGTCATTACTCTGAATGATTCGCCAACTATTAGAAGCCATAGCCCTACCTGAAGAAGCAACGATTTTAGGCTTACAAAGTTCTGGATAATCAATTTGTAAATATTCATTAGACTCCAATTCGTTCTTAAATGTCATAAGATGTGTTTCTGCCTGGCTTGCAGCATCAGAAAACGCAGCAATGAACTTAACATGCCCATGAGCAGCTGCCCACATAGGCAAAATTAGAAAAATCCATGTAGATTTACCACATTCACGAGGTGCAATGAACGCATCTCGGTTTTCTTTCGGATTTTTTGGCTTTGCAATCCACTTTTTGCCATATTCTGCCAAATCTACGTGAAATTCAGACAAAGTAAGCTCTCCCTGGGCATTTAGGAGATGGTGTGGCAAGTAAATCAATGCAAAAAGCATAGGATCGTACTTGGTAAGCTCTTTTCTGCCCTCAGATAGGCTTAAAAGCTCTAGTGGGACATTCTCTAGTATGTCAGTTGCCTTCATTATTTTCCTTTAGCAATAATTTTGTAGATGTCATCTACCCTTTGTTCAAGACGGTTAACCTGGTCCTTGATGCTACCCCCACCATTTGGTTTGAGTTCTTTCAGATATTCAGAGAGAGCTAGGAATAGTTTTCTAATACCCCAAGCAATAGCACCTGCAATAGCTGTGATAGCACCTACGATAGCTGTTATGATTTCTGGATTCATAGTACCCCCAATTTGAAAGTATGGGGAATATTTTTTTGAGACAGCGAAAATAGGAAAGTAGATAATTGCATGAGGGTGGGTACCCCTGCCCAAACCTTATCAAACCTTTTAATCATTGTTCACCAAACCTTTGAACTTCTCATTCCTTGCTTTGGCTTCATTCAACAAATCAATGATTGCTAGGTCTGTTCCATCCTTCTGTCTATTCTCATTAATAGCAGTAGACTTACCTTCAATAAGATTAATGGTTTGAATAGACTTGTGTACAGCATTTGCTAGTTTGTTTAGTTGATCAGGATCTAGTGTATCTTCCATAAGGGATTCTACACATCTATCTAATACTGCTTGTGCTGCTATTAGTTTCTCTTTGTCTGTATAGAATATCTTCATGTCTACCGCCATTTTTGCCAGGGAATCTAGCGACGGTAGCTCAATGTTTCTTTGACCAAACCATTTCTTGGCGGTATGATAACTAAGAGGATACCTCAGCTGCCTCATTGCAGGAGATATCCCAATCTCTTGTGCTAACTCTATATATTCTGTTATCTGTTCTTCTGTAAAGCTTGAATAGCCCATTATTTCTCCTTATGGGGATAGAAAGGTTTGGATATTTGATTACGACACGCACGTTTGGTGGCACCCAGGTACTTTTTAACCAAACCATCATATCTAATCAATCTCAAACCCCATATCCACTTCTCCAAATTGGTCATCTCTCTCAGATAGTTCTTCTATCAAATCAGATAAATCTGCATCAAGAGGAATAGTTACACCTATGTCTGTCTGAGTAGCCTTACCAATAAACTGTATAGTAAATGACAATGTTTGTTCTTTATACTCTATGTCTTTAGCATATGGGAATAAAATCATTTACCTTAAATACCGCCAATTTTCACTAGTTACTGCAACTATGTAATTATACACCATGTTGTCTCTTTAGCCTAGCTTTCATCAGGTCCTCATGGTAGCACTTAGGACATTTCTTACCCTTAAGGTCAGGAGTACGTACATGGCCTCTTTTACAATGTGTCTTGATACCCTTTTTAGGAGGGTAGCATTCAAAGCAAGCCTTGCCTCTCATCTCTTCTGTTCTGACATGTCCATTCTTACAATGCTGTCTAAAGTACTTTGTCTTTGATGAATGCTTGTCACTTCTCTTAGTATTCTCATCACTAGTTACCTGCTGCATGTGCTCAGGATTTACACAAAGAGTATTCTCACATAGATGGTCAATTACCAAACCTTGGATCAGAGGACCATTGTGCATTAACCATGATGCTCTGTGTACATAGAATGGTCTGTTGTTAATGCTAATTACTCCATACCCCTGAGTTGCACCAGCAATTATTCTCTTTGGTCTATAAGCAGAACGAGCACCTGTCCAGTTCCAGCAGGTATCTGTCTTTTCTACCTTAGCAAAGAATCTTTCCTTAACACTATCAGTCATATGTTCTTGAGTCACTGGATTCTTGGCATTCTTAGCCATATAGTTTCTGGCATAACCTCTAACCACATCTATGTTATTGGCTTTCCATTTAATGTTAGCTTTTGCTATAGCTTCCTTATTATTTTTATAATAACGTTCTCTCTGTGCTTTAATCTTTTCAGGATTCTTTAGCTTCCATTCAGCAGAATAGTGTGTTTTACAAATCTCTGACTTGGCACTAGTAGTTGGCTTATCACAATTATAGTATTTGCACTTCATTAGTTTTCCTCCAAGCATGGCCAAGGCACAGGATTGCCATTCATAATTGCATGTCTCATTTCAGAGGTAATGAGTCCTAGCATGTATACATTTCTTAGAAATACCCTGGCTTCTTCAAGTGTAAGAATTAAATGCTCAGGATTGTGTGATTCGATTGTCTTGCTACCCAATAGCAAATTGTTGCATGTTATGCATTTCATAATGTTCTCCCTTTTACTGAACATAATAATTATACACTATATTACTTACAAATGTGTAAAGTTTTTTAATATATTTTACATATAGGAATACTTAAGTACATCATAACTAAGTAAAGGATAAATAGATAACATTTAGTAAGGAATACATAGATAGAAGATATATAGAGAAGAACAACTCTCCTCGTAAGCAATAATAGGGCTAGGGTAGCCAACCCTATTACAAACTCTCCTGTGAAGTTTCTTTAAGGTGTCAGTGAATTACTACTGACAGGACCGCCACTTTGATAAGACTCCTTATAAACGTAAGACTGGGTCCGCTAGTGGCCTTACAGGGTTCATTATCTCTTAAGACTGCGTATATTAGTCTTTTGTTTTACCGCCAACAAATTCGGTTTGTCATTCCCTGGGCAATTGGTGTCGCACTTGCCCTCCATGCGTGTCTCACAAAAGGTTGTGGAAAAGGGGCCCAGATCACTCCAGGCCCCCAGGCAACCATTATGCCTGTATTTCTATATTCAGTTATTATGGTGGGAAAACCATATCTCTAGCAAGAGACTCTACTATTATACACTATCCCTCAATGGTTTCTCCAGTATCTTCATCAAATTCTTGATCAGCTGTTGCATCTTCTTCAATTGCAGCTGCATAAGCATAAGCTTCTTCCATTATTTGGTTGCCAGCTTCTACTATTTCACCCATAAAATCCATATACTCTCCAATATCAACACCAGGCCATCCATCACCAGCCTGTGTAGATTGAGCAGTATCTATAAAAGATGGCTTTACATAACTTTCATATACAGATTCTTGACCAGAATTTCCTGGCATTGATTCCATTGTAGATAAAGCATCAGATAATCCTTCGTTAATAATTGATTGGGCTATTGACTCGCCAGCAACAAGATTTGCAATACCCCTAAAAAGACTCATTATAAATTACCTTGAAATTTTACAGCTTTAAGTCTATATGACTCAATTGCATTGAAAGCATTAAGAACTGGCTCAAGACCGCTTACCTGCCAGGATTCGTTGTCAAGAACAAGGTCGCCATTGGCATCTTTAATTTTTGAGATAACAGATCCAATTGCAATTGGCTCATCAGTTTTAATTACCATTTTGCCAGTAGTTCCAAGACCAGCAGTCAACGCAATGTTTCCAACAAAATAGTATTTAAGAACAGATGTATCGCCAATTGTTTCACGTACAAACTTATATAAATCTGCAGAATACTTGTGTCTACTGTATGCCATTGGCTTCACTATACTGTCCTCCAGTCAAGCTCGTTTACTGTGTCTGTAGACTTACCAGTATAGATAGATCTTGAACGCATAAACGTAAGCTTGTTACAAATCATTACCGCCAAAGGTGCGATGAATGGTGACGTTGAGTCATTTTGCTTAAATGTTGTGTAAGCATCATTCTGTCCAGTTGTTGATACCGCCATTTGCTCGTAAACAATGTCTTCATTATTAAGCATGTAGGCAGCCTGATAAGCAACTGCTCGCTTAAGGATTTCTTCGTCTCTGGTGTCTGTTACGTCTGCTTCAAACTTACCAACGTATGCTTCAATGACATATTGTGCACGGGCAACTAGGGCAGCATCAACTATCTTGCCAGTGATTGTTTTTACTTCTGTAGCTGTTGTAAACATATTTCTCCTAATTACCTGCCAGCCATTGCAGACCCAGCCAGGTCATGCTTAGTACTGGAATTTCTTGTAGTGTGTAGACTTCTTCGCTTTGTTCAGGGTACAAGTCAGACTCGTAATCCTTGTTTCCACGGTCAGTCTCTGATCTAATAATACCATTAGAGCTATTTGTAGCAGCCTGCACCAATGGTCCACCACCACCATTTGTCGGAGTGGTCTGTCCATAAGCAGTCAGTTCTTTAACATTGATTCGCTTTGGCAATCTATTAAGCCTACTTGTTGAGTATTGCCACTGCTTAGTAGAATTGGTTTCATAAGGGTCATTGCTAGGAATTACCTGAATCACTGCCTTATTGTAATCCTCACGGCTCATTGTGTAAGCATCTTCAACACAATTTACAAAGATCTTACCATTGATTGGAGTACCACCAAGCTGCTGACCATTATGAACAATAATAGTTGTTGCATGGTCATCATATTCATTAACAGCAACATTAGCACCGTGATAGTGGTTGTTTGCCAATGATGTAACTACAGTTCCTGCAAGTACATTATTAGGTGCAACAACATTTAGCTTCTTGGTGCCACGACTATTTGATCTAAATCCTGGCAAGTCATCCTTTGTAGCAACTTGCCTCAAAGGAAGCGATGGAATCAAGAACTCATTGCCTTCTTGAAGACCAAACTGTCTATAAGAATACTTAAGGTGCCATTGCTCATAATCATATTCATCTTTTGGAATATAGTTAATTGCTTCTGTCAATACCCAAGTTTCTTTGTTAGTTAGACCAGGAACAACTGTATCTAGGTGATATGCATTCTGTCTGTGAGTATCAAAGTAGCGTTCAGCAGGCTCACTAAATTGGAATGGATTAACAACTGCAGACCTACCGTCACCATTTTCAATCTCTTGTTCAATTTCTGTAAAAGATTTTACAATGCCAAGATCCTGAGCAAGCCTTGGGGATGTAACCATTAGGCTAGCACCATTCGCAGCTGCAAGTTTTAAAGATGTTACAAAATCGTTATACTTTTTCTTTACTTCAAAGTCATCATATTCTACAAAATATTCTTTAATTTCTTCATTTGTTTCTGGATAATTCATAAAAGTAATTACGTCAAAATCATTTATGTTTAGATGATCTTGCAAATTTATAAATGACTCTTCAAGATTTGTAGTCCATCTGCCACCAAGAATTGGTTGGGCATTGAAATTTTCTTCATCTGGATAGTACTCTAGCTGAGTCCAAATCTGACCTCTGCTTAATGATTCTGGCTCATTCGTAATTGTCCAAGTAGAATCCTTATAATATCCATCAGTTACATAAACAACTGCGTTCTTAATTTTTTCAAAAGAATCTGAGTCAGAATCTCTTCTTAATGATGAGTCAACTCCATGGTATGTCCAAATTCCATTGTTTTTAGGAGAAGCCTGGTTGGTAAGCAAAAGTCTGTCTCCATCTTTTAACCTAACTCCACTAAAGTTTAAATCCTGAATGTGTGCAGATATAAATCTTGGACTAAAGGTGTGTTCACGAGTACTTGGGTTAATTGTAAATGAGTCATATGGCTTTAGATTTTCACCATTCCACTGAACACCAGAACTAACAATTGCCCACTTTTCAGGATATTGCTGATCAGAAATAGTTCCAGGTGCCCAATATAAAACATTGTCAGTTATCACAACACGTACATCGGAAAGCTTGTTTATTGTTTTTGAATTTGACAAATCAATGTTATTAATTTCACTTGCAGAATTCAAGGTTTTGTGAGTTACGCTGTAAGAATAAACGTCAAAGTTATTATCTAATTCAATACCGTTTTTAGCTTTTTGATTTACAAGATTATTCCAAAATAGCTTTAGGGCTTTTTTCTTGTTTGTTGAAATTGATGGAGAAACTATTTTGGCAGAAGCAACAAATACATCTGCCTCATTTTTTTCATAGCCACGGAATAGTCTATTTCTTTGCTGAACTTCTTGCTTGGACAAGCAAAAGTTGATTCCAGTAACAACATTATTTATTGCACCAACAAAGTTATTTATCTTTTCGTTAGCATTAAATATTTTTCTAAATATTTTGTCATAAGTGCTAAATGGCGAGTTATAACCAACCATAGATTGCTGATCAAAACCAAAGTTAGAACGATTAACCTCATTAGCACCATCCTCAGTTTTCCAAGCATCCTTAGCAACATTTGAAAACAATGCCTTTGCATTTGATCCAATCCAAGTAAATGTTGGGAAAAATATTGGAGTATTGTTAACATAATCAAAAGTTCTAAGGTCCAACTGTCCATCTACCCAAAACTCTATAAACTTTTTAGAGTGTTTGTTTCCAAAACTTCTGATTGTTCCAGGTCTTCCAACGTTAAGGACAACGTGATGCCATTCATTATCTGCAACATTCTTCGTACCAAAAATTTCAAATGATTGTGAGTTTTCTGAGTATGCATCTGAATATTTAAAATAAAGCTTGCCATTTTTAATTTCAAAAAATGTTTCTTTTAATTCAGATAAAGAGTCTTGTGTAAAAGCATTTTTAGAATCAATCGGGACAATTGAATCATCAAATACCTGCTCTTTTACGCTAGATGCTGGTACCCCAGAATTTACAAAAGTACCAGAGCCATAAGCTAAAACACAATTTTGTTTGTCAGTTTTAAATGTCAGCTCAATGTATCCAGATCTAAAAAATTTAATTAAATTGCCAGTTGCGGTTAAGTTAAGTGCACTCTTTGTTCCAGATTCAATATATACAGTTGTGTCTCCATTAAAAAATGGAACGGATTCTTCTTCGCCCAAAACATTTGTAACATAGTCAAAAGTTGGTTTTAGGGTAGGCAGAATTGTGTTTTGATTTTGCCCAATTGGAACAAAGGCAAGATTGCCTTCTTTAATAATTTCTGCATCTCCAGTCATACCAAAAGCAGCTGACCAGATGTCATCATTATTGTAAGTAAGATTTTCCCACGCATACTGACCATAGTACCCTCTTAGCCCATCACCAGTACCATTTTCAGATGCTAACAATTGATAAGTAGTTATTGGTTGAGTAAAATCAAACAGCGACCTTACTTTTAGTGTTTGGTGCTTTCTTTGCTCTAGTTGATCATATTGCACAAAGGTGTTTTCGTTTTCATATCCAGGAATATCTAAAAACTTTGGTTCTTTCATTACTTGATCTCCTTCATGCTATAGATAGCAATTCCATTTAATGCTTCAGTTCTAATGTATCTCATGTATGGACTCAAAACCTTAAGCTCTCCATTGTGTGTTCCAAAAGGCTTAACAAGGTTTGCTGTTGCCAACATTGGACCACCAGGAATTGTAATCCTAATACCTGCATCGTTAAATATTGCACTTGCAACCATTATATCTGATGTAATGATTATGTTGTTTATTCTTAGTGCTTGAGCCATTTGTGCTGATGCCGTGGCAGAAGCTGCATTAACTACAATATTTCTATCTGCAATAACAGTTACATTGTTAATTAGAGCAGAGGCTGTAGCTGGTCCTTCAGACAAGATAACCTGAGTAGATACTGCAGGCATTACTGAAAGACCAGATGCAGTCATTGGATCTGCAGCATAATCTGTATTGTTCTTGTCAGGCATGATGTTGTAAAGTGCAGTCACACCAGTTTGATTAATTGCTGTTTTAGCCCAAACAACTTCATCAACGTATAGTTTTGTGTTTGTAGGAACTACTGGCAAATTGGTTGCTCCAAATGGAGTAATCAAACATCCAATACCTAGTCTTGGGTGGTTATTTGCTTCGTCGTTTGGACCAACAACGGATGTACCATTTATTGTTTCAACTCTATAAGCTCCAAGCGAAACTGTCATTACAAGCACGGAATCTACATATAAGTATGTAGAATCATTAGAACCTTGGTGATCAGTATATACAACTACAAAATGTCTTTCGCCATCAAACAAATTGATATTTGCTGTGGTGGTTTGGTTGATATAAGTACTAGAACCATCATTAAAGCTTAGTGTTAGCTTTCCTTGATACTGATAAAGAATAATATGTTGATTGTCAAGATGACCATTAAGATTCCATATGACACGTAATCCTGTTGAGTTATCTTCTGGGGCTTTTTGAACCCAGAATGAAGAGTGATATCTATTTCCAAGTGTTCCCCAGTCATCCCCATACTCGGATTCTTTAAGGATTACACCATCAGTGACATAGGACGTGCCTGCAGTCTTTGCAGACTTGCCGTTAATACCTTCATCTGGATTTACAACTGTTCCACCAAGAACTGTTGGTTGGACAGAGTAGTCATTATCTGAACCATAATCTAGAATGCTAGTCGCACCATCAAATGTTACATATCTGTATGGAAGAATGTTTGCCTGAACATAATCAAAATAGATAGTGTTCAAGGCAAAGGCATTAGCTGATTCAGCGTATGCGATGTTAGGGGTAGCTGAGTATGTTACTCCATAAGAAACTCCTGGAACTACAGAGGTTGCCGAAGCAGTCATTGCAACAGCATTGTGCGTAAAGCTTCTTCCTGCAATTAGGGTTGGCGTAGTAAGCAATGCAGATGCTGTAGCTTCTTTAATCTCTGGAATTGCATTAGAGTTAACTGTAAACTGGTGATCTCCAGATTCTGCATTTGCAGCAAGTACTTCTGCGAATTCTGTGTGATCTGGAGACAATGTGTGGATCAGGTTATAATGTTCAACAATTTGTGAGTTTGTAAGTTCATTGTCGTACCAAGCAACTTCGTCGTAGAAAGAGCCAGAGGTAAGTTCTAGGCCTTGACCATCCATACCAAATAGTTCGGAAGTAGTGTTGGTGTTAGTCCATGGTGTAAATGATATGTTTTGGTTAATTCTTACAGATCCATTGATCCAAAGTTGAACGAGTCTTTGTGCTGAATTAGTTCCAGACTGATAAACATTAAGGACAACGTGATTCCAGTTATTTACAGACATTCCAGAAGAAGAATATGCAAAATCTAGGTTTACGCTAGTAGAACTACTATTCTTTAGCTGAACTCTGATAACTGTAACATTAGGAAATCCGCCAGATCCAGTTTTATAAATTCTTAGCCCATCTGACCAGATAAAGACATTTCCAGTTCCGTCTTCCTTAACCCAAAATTCATAAGCAAAGTTTCCATTACCTATTAGTTGTTGTGGATTTTGTGCAGCAGTTGCAGTTGTAAAATTCATAAATGCTTGAGAGTTAAAGAAACTTTGTGCTTTCCAAGCACGACCTTCTCTAACAAGGCTTAATGGTGCCCCAGGAAGCTGATTTGGTAGCAGATCTGATCCTCTTGTGAATGTTCCAGTCTGAGAACCATGGTTAACAATAGAGCTAGCCCCACCACCATTATTGACATATACATACGGGTTTAGTTGCATTACTGAATTAAAGTAATTTGGATCAACATAAACTGTGTGATTACCAGATTGAGCAGAAGCTGCCATTGGTGATCTAGCAACAAATGGATCAAATAGTTCGGCAGATGCTAAAAATTCCTGTGCACTAAAATTAATAAAGGTACTAGAGCCAGCAATAACATTATCACCTATTTCAGCAAGTGCAGTTGCAGGTTCATCAACAATAACATTTACAAATCTTTGTGCAGATACCGTTGCAGGTGCCATCAGGGCTGATACTGGAATGCTTGTCGTGATTTCTGTGTGGTCATTAGCAGTAACTGCAATGGTTGGCTCTGTTTGTAATGCTGATGCTGTTGCAGGAGCAACAATTTCATTTGCAGAGCCACTTACTGTGGGCAAAACTGACAAAGTAGATGCTGTGGCTGGAGTCTCGTTAATAGTAACATTTGTTGCAGTTTCTGCTGCAGATGGCAACAATAAAGTAAATACCATCCACTGATCATTAAAAGTTGGAGTTGCTGAATAAGTGTTGGATGCTATTGTTGTTGAGGTAGGAACAAGTCTATGATTTATTGCATAACTAACAATTTGAGCACCAGATGTTCTGTTGCCACGACTAGAAAGACTCCATCCGCTTGGGGTATCAAATATAACAGCATCGTCGTCTCCATAAATAAAACGAATAGCAAATGTATCATCTGCTGAAGTACTAAACGAAGCAGCTTGTGGAGTTCCTGAAGCACCTGAATTTGTTAAAGCTAGTGCACTACTCTGAAAAAAACTTGGATCTACACCACGAAATGAAAGTATGCTAACCACACCAGCAGTACTGCCACCAAGAGTTAATGTTTGAGATGGCAGTATTTCGCTTGCCCTTACTGCAGCAGCTCTACCAGCTACACCGTTAGAAGCAAAAACAATTACTTGTGCATCTGGATTAGTGTTATTGTCAAATACACTTGGGAAAGCCATAGGTGTAGTATCCGCAGCTGAGAAAAATATAATATAGTCATCAGGCTGCATATTTAGGCTGCTTAAGCTAATAGTTGCATTGTTTATGTCTAATGTTTCCGCTGGAACATCTATTGCACCGATAAATTCTACTGCCATAAAAAAAGACTACGCCAAAGCTGACGTAGTCAATTCACCTGCCTTAGCAAAATCTGGATTGATTGCATTAAGGCTGTGACCATTAATGCTAATTGGAGCAAGGGAGAAGCAGGCCCAGTCAAGCACCGCAGCATGACTAGAGAAAACATTGAATTCGGTGCTGACAACTACGTCACCAACGATGGCAACTACGTTGATGGTCAGCGGACCTGCTTCAACCCTTACATTCATTAGGCTACCGTAATCCTTACGATACCAGTAGCGTCCCAAGTGATGGTGAAGTTACCATTGCTTGAAGACTGGTCTGAACCAAAGTCAACGTATCCAATAAGTGGACGAGTTGCGTTGGTTGCAGGGGATGCGTCATAAATCACAGCATAACGAGCAGTGATTGTAGACGAGGACCAGGTTGTGTCATCTGCATCTAGAACGATAACGTTAGTAGAAGAGTTGTAGTTGTTGGTCTTGTTTGCCAAGGTGTTTCCACCAGCAGTATAACCAGTACCAGTTACCTCATTTGCGACTACGTCATCGAAATAGTTGTGTGCATCCTGATCAGGAGTGTAGGAGTTGGTGAGAAGAGCCACCTTGATGGTGTCTGTATCCCAGTCAATCTCCTTGTTTAGAGCCTGTGATAGGAATTGTCCATATAGTTTGCTAGCCATTTCTTATCCTCCTCTTAAGCCGATGTCTTTTCGACAATAGCAAATGCACCTGCGTCAGCAACTGCGAATCCACGACGAATACGAGTCTTTAGCAGAACGCCATCAGTGTTGAACTGTGCATCACGAGATACTACAGACTCAACGCCACCACGGATACCGTTGATCATCATCTGACGGTTACCAACAATTAGAAGTGGGTTTCCAGTAGGTGTGTCAGTAGCAGCTGCAGAAGTAGCAGCACCATAAGATACAACTAGTGGGTAACCAAATAGGCTTCCAGGAGTCTGTGCAATTGGGTTAGGAAGAACTAGCTGACCAGTTCCGTCTACCATTCCACGAAGCTCTGCAAGCATCTTTGGGTGAGCCATGAATACAGTGTTTGCAGCGTCAAACTTGTCAGAAGACTCAACTAGGCCTAGGGCGGTGTTGATGTCAGCGAAAGAAAGTGCTCCACCAGTCTGGATTAGGTTTGCACCTGCAGAACCTGGGGAAACTGCACGGTATAGAGAGGTGAACGGCTGACCGTCATCTCCATCTGCAGCAGCAGTAACACCTAGACATGCGTTGTCAAACTTACGTGCCCAACGGGAAGCCCATTCGGTCTTGTAAGTGTTTAGAACGTCTACTAGAGAGTCATTAACGTCTTCCTCAGATACGTGGAAGATCTTTGCGTACTTACGAGCTGTTAGCAATACCTCATCAAGAGTTGCAGTCGCTTCTGGGATGGTTCCACCCTCAGCTACTACCTCTGGAGCATCGGCAA